AATATAAAACTGCTAAACGGAGATGAGTTCAAAGTCTCTGATATTATACCTAAGATGTATGATGATGTTTTTTACTATGGCTACTTAGGTCAACACGCATTATCATCTTCTTCCTGCAAGAAACTAATAGAATCCCCTAAGGCATACGCAACATCACTTACTGAAGGTTCGCCAGATAGTCAAGCACTTAGAGATGGTAGACTAACACACTTATGTGTACTAGAACCACATAGACTTGATGAGTTTACATTTGTAGACGGAACTAAAGCTAGTAATAATTTTAAGTTAACAGCAGAAGAGTTAGGCAAGGATTTGGTTTACACTAACCTAGAACTTAACAAGGCGCAGAAGATAGCTGAAGCTGTATTGGCTAATGAAGAAGCTGCTGCTTTACTAAGTGGATGTGAGTTTGAGATACCTGCAATAGGAGAGTTTATGGGATTACCGTTTAGAGGTAAGGCAGATGCAAAGAAAGGAACAACTATCATAGACTTAAAAACTACAGCCAACATACAAGACTTTGAGTACTCAGCTAAGAAATATAGTTATGACCTACAGGCAGCTTTGTATCTAGACTTGTTTGATGCAGATGACTTTATATTCCTAGTAGTAGACAAGAGAACGTTAGACGTTGGAGTCTATACTATTACAGCAGGATTTGTAGATAGTGGACTACAGAAGCTACAGGTGGCTACAGACGCTTATAAGAATTATATTATGAGTGACTACGATTTAGAACAGTATGCCATTTAACAAGGATGTGTCCGACCACTTCTATGAACTAGGACTTGACTTACTATTTATAGGTTACACTAGAGCAGACCTAAGACTTTGGATTAAAAAAGCAGAAGAAGATGAGTCTTATGAAGAGTGTGACGGATTACTTAGAGCGTTAAACTTTAAAGGTAGCATGGAGGAAATGGGATATAACTATGGCGAAGAAGAAGAAGACTTCATTTAATTATTACAAGACAAACAACGAGGCTCAGAGTCATTGCTTTAAAAAAGGGTATGTAATATATCCAGAAGCATTTGAAGGTAGCTGGAGGGTATCAATAGAGCTAGGACATAGGAAGCATACATATCCAGAGGTATTGTCGCTTACAGAGGCTTATATTAAAATATGGAAAGAATACGAAAAAATACAAAACAGAGATAACAATGGCAAAACTTAGAACATACAATGTAGAAGCAGCTAAACAATTAGCTGATAAATTTGTGCAAATAACAGGATTAGATTTAACAAACACATCAAGGCATCAAGAACAAGCATACTTTAGAGCATTGTTTTATAAGGTAATGTGTGACATAAACGGAATGAATGATAGGATGATATCCGAATGGTTTGGAGATATGGGAGTAAAAAGAAATAGGTCATCTATATTCCACGCATTAAGAAAGATAGATATTTACTATGAAAGCTTTGTTAGGTTTAGGAATGTTTATGACTTGTTCTTTGACGATAAGAAGAAGGAAAGAGAAAGAATAGAAAACAAGAAGTCTGAAAGGGTTAGGATAATAAATGAAAGAATAGATAGAAAGCTTGATGAATTGGATAGAAATAAGATACACGAGTTAGCAGACGTTATTCCAGAAGATAGAGTAGATGAGATGTATGAGATGATGACGTTAAGGATGAAGTCTTGGGCTTGGAAATCAAAAGATAGATGTGAGGTAATACAGAGCAGTACATCAATGGATGGAATGTGCTGGTAACATTAAATAATATGGTAAAGTATTATAAACATAAAGATAAGTCTGATGTAATTTGTGAAGTTTTTGGCAATGTTGCACGATTTGGTAGATGGGTATGGAATAAAGAAACCTGTAGCGAAGTTTACACTCACAAGAATGTTACAGATGATTTTATGAACTCTTTTGAAGAAATAACTCAAAAACAGTTTAACAATGTGTGGGGTAATAAGTTACAAAACGCTTAGTTGTAAACAAAACCTAAACATATCGTTATAGTATTAAGATTAAACTTATGGCTAAATCAAATGAGATTAAACCTACTGATGGTAGGAAGTATAACAAAAGGAAGAAAGGTCAGTTAGATGTTGTTAAACCTACTACAGCAGCTATAAACAAAGCTAAGAGAGAAAGAATGAAGGAGTTCGGAGTCAAAGCTATTAAAAAGGTGTTTGGTTCTGAACAAGACTTCTGGATGAGTCTAGCAGAAGAGGCTAAGAAAAACCATAACGATAGAAAACTATTACTAGAGTATGTCTATGGTAAACCTAAAGATGGGTTTGGTAATGCTACACAGAAATCAGCAACACCTGTCATAAATTTCTATGGACACCAACCTCCTACACAAGAAGATATTATAGATGTAACACCAGAAGATGAAGAATAGCATAAACTTACACGATAAGTACATACCTTTATTCCAAAGTAAGACAAGATACAATGTTATTACAGGAGGTAGGGGTAGTGGTAAGTCTTTTGGTATAAACGTATTCCTACTAAACCTTACATACGAAAGTGGACATAAGATATTGTTTACTCGTTATACAATGGCATCAGCAAATACCTCTATTATACCAGAATTTGTAGAGAAGATTGATATGATGGGAGTAAATTCTCACTTTAGGATAACTAAGGATGAGATAACTAACCTACAGACAGGTTCTTCCATTATATTTAAGGGTATAAGGACATCTAGTGGTAATCAGACAGCTGCACTCAAGTCTTTAAACGGAATTACAACGTTTGTAGTGGATGAAGCAGAGGAACTTGATGATGAAGGTACATTTGACAAGATAGACTTCTCTATAAGGTCTCAAAACAAGCAAAACAGGGTTGTTTTAATACTAAATCCAACTACAAAGGAGCATTGGATATACCAGAGGTTCTTTTTAGGTAATATTGTTGATGCAGGTCATAACGGAACTAAAGGAGACACAACTTACATCCATACAACGTATAAAGACAACAAAGACAACCTATCAGACTCATTTCTTAGCAGAGTATTAGAGATGAAGGCTAGAAGACCAGATAAATACCAACACCAGATACTAGGAGGATGGTTAGCTAAGGCAGAAGGAACAATTATAAGAAATTGGAAGGTTGGAGACTACATACAGACAGAAAAGACCATTTATGGACAGGATTTTGGGTTCTCTGAAGACCCTACAACACTTGTAAAGATATCTGTAGATGATTTTAACAATAGAGTCTATGTAAAGGAGATTTATGGCAAAACAGGGCTTTCTACGTCAGATATAGCAAATATGAATAGAGCTGAGTGTGGCTTAGACTTGATAGTTTGTGACTCATCTGAACCTAGACTTATAAAAGAACTAAAGAAGAAAGGATTGAACATACAACCTGCTGTAAAGAAGAGTGGTAGTATACTATCTGGTATAGCACTTATGCAGGACTATGAAATAATAGTAGACCCTAGAAGTAAAGGTGTTGTAAGGGAGTTTAACAACTATGTATGGCACGAGAAAGGTGTAAGACCAATCGATAAGTTTAATCACTTCTGTGATGCAATAAGATATGCCTTGATGAGATTAGCTACAAGTAAAAACAAAGGAATCTACACAATAAGATAGAGCGTTTAATATAAAGGGGTGCGTTTAATATGAAGGGGTAACAATTGATTTTGTTGCTCCTTTCTCTGTTTAATATGATGGGCTATGTTTAATATGAGGGGCTTCAATTAATTGCTGGTTATACTAAAAAATAATGGTAGATTTATTTTGTTATGTGAAAATATTGTTGTAGACGTGTGCATGTGTTCCTCTATTAAGTTATGCTACAAATCTAGAATAGTATCAAAAGGTATCAAATCATAAAAAAAGTTAAATTGCAAAGTTTTTTATTTTTTTTGTTGTTTATTCAAATAATTGTTGTATATTTGCTTCAGATAGCAATTAAGTTATCTGTTAAAAGCAATATAAATTATGAGTGCAGAGAACAACAAATTAATAGCAGAATTTATGGGTATGACTTATGGAGACCCTAACGATAATTCAGTGATGATACAAATGACTCCTCAAGGAAATGAGGTAGTGCCTATTGAGTCAATGAAATATCATTCATCTTGGGATTGGCTTATGCCTGTAGTTGAAAAGATAGAAAGCTATGAAAGGTATGATGTTAACATACTACAATATGGTACAATAATTATGGGTAGTCAGATAGATTTAGTAAACAATGTTGCTAATATATCATTTGACAAAAAGATTGACCATACATACGATGCAGTAGTAAAATTTATCAAGCAATATAACTTTATTAACAATCAAAACCAATAAATAAATAATATGAACATAAACATTTTAAAAGCAGTACAAATTTACACTACTAAAAAAGAATTTATAGTGTACACTATTGTAGACAATAAGATTGATAAGATGATACTTACAAATGATTTGACTAGACATCGTAAGAAG